CAGTCGGATCTGGCGCGACAGCAGTTTGACGCGCAGCAGCTGCAGTACAAAGAGAACAAGCTGGCAATGGAAAACAAAGCCAGAGAAGTGCAGGCAGCAGCAGACGAGGAACGTCGCAAGGCTGCACAGCAGGAAGCATCGGCACTACGGGCTCGCACTCGAGGTGGTCGCAGATCGCTGCTGTCTCAGGAGCGCATGACTGCAGAGCTCGGCATTGAGGCTCCGACGCTCGGCTCTGGCATGAGGATGCAGTGATGGCCACGACACCAAAGCGCCTGATGCGCAAGCAGACCGACCTGACCAGGCTGGCTGACCAGTACCGCAAGAACGTCGAGGGCTTGACTGGCGAATACCAGTCGGCCTTTGCCAACTATCAGAAGTCGGCAGCAGAACAGCTCGCCCCGTATGAGGAGGCTGTGCGCCGCTACAAAGAACAGGACATGCCAGCGTTTGAGCGTGCCAAGGCTGACTATGAAAGCCGCCTTGAGCAATTCAACCAAGCGATGGCTGACTACGAGGCCAACCCAACTGAGCGCGTCAATGCAAGGCAGATCAATGGACGCGGTGGCCCGTTCTTTGAAATCGACGGCAAGCGATACAACAGCGCCAACCTGCCTGCTGAATATTCTGTTGAGTATGTAGACGCAGTGCCAGCCAAAACACTTGGCGGTGGACGCGGGGCAAAAGTTATTGAACCCGGCAGACCCGCGAGTTACGAAGTTTATAGAGATCGCGCAATGCCGAAGATGAGGGGCAGCGCACCGAAAGCGCCGTCTGCGCCAGAGCGCCCAGCGGTTGCTGACTTTGATTCAAGCCAGTTTGAGAAAAAGCGCGGCCAGCTGCAGCAGGACTACACCCGCGAGGTCGGTGAGCGCAAGGGTGCGAAGCTCAACGCTGTGCGCAGAACCAACCGCACGCTGATGAGGGACGCATGATGAAAGAAGTCTGGGACAAGCCAAGACCCAAGGATCTGGGCAAGCCGGAAAAGCTTTCAAGCGCAGAAAAGCGCAACGCCATGCGCCGTGCGCAGAAGGCTGGTCGGCCTTACCCGAACCTGATCGACAACATGGCCGCTGCAAAGGAAAAATAAGATGGAATACAAAACCCCGCTTGGCGGCAAGCGTCTGAAGGTCGAGGAGATCATCAAGCGCCAGGCTGCAGCGCAGACCAAGAAGGACGAGTTTCAGCAGCTCTATCAGGATGCGTATGAGTTCGCCCTGCCCCAGCGCCAGCTGTATGGTGTCTGGGAAGGTGGCGCGACTGGCAGCAAGAAGATGCAGCGGGTATTTGACTCGACTGCCATCAACTCGACCCAGCGGTTTGCCAACCGTCTGCAATCTGTGGTGTTCCCTCCGCAGCGCAAGTGGTCGCGGCTTGAGGCTGGCCCGACCATCCCGTTTGAAAAGAAAACCATGCTGCAGCAGATCTTGGACTCCTACGGGGACAAGATGTTTGACGTGCTCAAGCAATCCAACTTCGACATTGCCATCGGTGAGTTCCTGCTGGATCTGGCTGTCGGCACTGCCTGCATGATGGTGCAGCCTGGTGACGATGTGTCGCCCATCAACTTTGTTCCGGTGCCGCTGTTCCTGGTCAGCTACGAGGAAGGCGCAAACGGCCAGGTCGATAACGTCTACCGCCGCATGAGGATCAAAGGCGAGAGCATTGAGCGCCAGTGGCCTGATGCCAAGATGTCGCCCAACTTAAAGCGCAAGGTTGCAGACAAGCCAGCAGATGACATCGAGTTCCTTGAGGCCACCATCTATGACGCTGGTCGCGGCGATTACTGCTACCACGTTATTTGGAAAGAAGGCAAAGAGGAGATTGTCTACCGCCGTCGCAAGTCGTCGCCATGGGTGATTTCGCGGTACATGAAGGTCGCAGGCGAGATCTACGGTCGCGGCCCGCTGATGACTGCCCTGCCCGACATCAAGACGCTAAACAAAACCATTGAGCTGCTGCTGAAAAACGCCAGCATCGCGGTTGCCGGTGTCTACACCGCGGCAGACGATGGTGTGCTGAACCCGAACACGGTCAAGATCATCCCTGGCGCGATCATCCCGGTTGCCCGCAACGGTGGCCCGCAAGGCCCAGCCCTGCAAGCCCTGCCCCGCTCCGGTGACTTTAATGTGTCGCAGCTGGTCATCAACGACCTGCGCAGCAACATCAAGCGCATCCTGCTGGACGAGTCGCTGCCGCCTGAGAACATGTCGGCACGGTCGGCAACCGAGATTGTCGAGCGCATGAAAGAGCTCTCGCAAAACCTTGGCTCTGCTTTTGGTCGACTGATTAACGAAACGATGATCCCGTTGGTGGCCAAGATCCTTGAGGTCATGGACGAGCGTGGCCTGATCCAGCTGCCACTGCGCGTCAACGGCCTTGAGGTCAAGGTAGTGCCGGTCGCGCCGCTGGCGATGGCGCAGAACATGGAGGAGGTCAACGCGATCATCCAGTACCAGCAGTTGATGCAATCCGGTGCTTTTGGTTCCGATGGCCAGCTGGCACTCAAGAACGAGGTCGCCGTCGATTATGTGGGCGACAAGCTGGGTGTCCCGGCAATGGTGCGCAACACCGCCGAGGAACGCGCCGTCATCAAGGAAGAAGCCCAGCAGCAGCAGGCAATGGCTGCGATGGCACAAGCCCAAGTGATGCAACAGCAGCAAGCTGCCCTACCCGCACCTGAAGGAGCGATGTGATGGATTTCGGAAACAGACCAGACGGCACAAAGAAAGGCGCAGGATATTTTGGTGTCATCAAGCGCCCAGACGGCAACGTAATGAGCGAGGTCAGTATTGGTGTCAGCCTGGAAGGAAAAGAAACTCTGCTGCCGCTGATTGTGCCAACGCTGAACAAGCAGGAAATGGACTATTTGATGCGCAATGATCCAAAGTCCAAAACCTTCATGAGCAAGTTGCCGTCAACAATTATCGACAAAGCAGTCGATCACGCGGTCATGCGGATGAAGGAAGGCAAGTCGCCGTTTGCAGACCCAAACGAACCTGTTGCGAAGTTGCCGCGATGAGCTGGGACGATCTGGAACAACTTGAGGAGTCGCCTGACATCCGTGCTGCCACCCAGCAGCGGGAGGATTTGGCAAGGCTCTGCCTGCGCGTATTCGGCACCGAGGACGGTCTGGCGCTGATGAAATGGCTGCAGGAAATGTATGTGGACGTACCTGTCGCCGTGCCGGGTACGGACTCCTCGCACGCTTACTTTGCCGAGGGGCAGAGAAACGTCGTGCGGGATTTAATGGCGCGGATCTCTATGGCAAGGAACTTATGACTACTGACACCGCCGTCGAGCCCAGTGCTGGCACTGGCCTACTCGACAACGTGAACCTGCAAGACGATACCAACACCGAAAGCAAGGATGCGGTCGCCATCGACCACAAGAATCCTGACAACCCGGCAGCACCGGCATCCGATACCGGCGCACCCAAAACCAAACCGGAATATCTGCCTGACAACTTCTGGGATGCCGACAAGGGCGAGGCCAATCTTGAGGCCATGTCCAAAAGCTGGGCAGACCTGCGCAAGCAGATTAGCCAGGGCAAGCACAAGGCACCGACAGACGGCAACTACGATGTGAGCTCGTTTGGCGACAACGCTGCCGACAACCCAATGGCGCAGACGCTGGTCGGCTGGGCAAAGGAAGCCGGGATCTCGCAAGCGCAGTTCGATGAACTATCCCGCCAGCTGCAGGAAACGGCCAAGGAACTGGTTGGCGGCGAGACTGTGAGCGCCGAAGCTGAGATGCAGAAGCTCGGCCCGAACGGCGGCGCACTGGTCAACGGCATGGCTGACTGGGCTCGCGGTCTGATCGCCAAGGGAACCTGGGGTCAGGATGACTGGGACGAGTTCAAGATCATGGCTGGCACGGCTCGCGGCATCACCATGCTTGCCAAGCTGCGCGAAACCTACGAGGGCAGGATGCCCATTGAAACCACCCCGCTGGAAGGCGCTCCGACCAAGGAGGAGCTCTATCAGATGGTGGGCGATCCCAAATACAAGACCGACGCGGCGTACCGCCAAAAGGTGGAAAAGCTGTTCGCCCAAGTGGTCAAGGACTGATCTCTCGCACGCGGCCTGCCATTGCCGCGTCTTTGCCCCGCCACCTCCCCCGGCGGGGCTTTTTTTGTTCATTTGCCAATCGGACTGGTTGCAAATAGTTCACGCGACAATACAATCAGCCGCAAGGCATACCGGGCGACCGGCCCTGACCTGTGGCGAGACACCACCGACTGGCCTCCGTAAGTGGCAAGCAAGGCCCGGACATCCGGCTCACCGACGCGCAAAACCCTGACTACTTAACCGAACGAGGTCAACATGGCTATCTCTCTGAGCAATGCCTTTGTGACGCTGTTCGATGCTGAAGTCAAACAGGCTTACCAGGGCAAGGCAATGCTGGTGGGCGCTGTGCGTCAGCGTCGTGGTGTCGAAGGCTCCCAAGTAAAATTCCCGAAAGTCGGTCGCGGCGTGGCAACTGCCCGCGTAACCCAGACCGATGTCACCCCGATGAACGTCGGCTTCTCGACCGTGACCTGCACGCTGTCGGACTGGAACGCCGCCGAATATTCGGACATCTTCTCGCAGGCAAAGGTCAACTTTGACGAGCGCTCTGAGCTCGCCCAAGTGGTCGGCGCTGCGATTGGCCGTCGCCAGGATCAGCTGATTCTGGACGCTCTGTCTGCTGCTTCCGGCACCGGCACCGTGGCGAACTCTATTGGTGGTGCAAACACCAACATGAACGTCGCCAAGCTGCGCGAAGCTGCGAAGATCCTGAACACCAAGAACGTGCCTGCTGATGGCCGTCACATCATCATCCACGCCAACTCGTTGGCTGCGATGCTTGAGCAGACTTCCGTCACCAGCTCGGACTTCAACACCGTCAAGGCACTGGTGCAGGGCGAGATCAACTCGTTCCTGGGCTTCACGTTCCATGTGCTGGGCGACCGCTCCGAAGGTGGCCTGCCCATCGACGGTTCGTCCGACCGTACCCTGTACGCATTCCACAAGGATGCTATCGGCTACGCAGAAGGCATCGCGCCCAAGACTGAGATCAACTACATCCCCGAAAAGACCAGCTGGCTGGTCAATGCGCTGTTCTCGGCGGGTTCGGTTGCCATCGATGCCGAGGGTATCGTCAAGATCACTGCCCGCGACACCGCGGCTGCAGCTTAATAGGGAGGGCTGAATCATGGCTTTTGATGCAGCTGGCTTTACCGCCTACTCCGCGTCCAAGCGCGGCAATGCCCCGTCGATGTATGGCTACAAAACCGCAGATGCAATCGCGGATGTCAACACTTCGGGTTATTTCAACACGCTGGCCAACACCCTTGAGGTTGGCGACATCATCCATTGCGTGACTTCGACCGGCTCGACCGCGGTTGTCACCTTGGTCTATGTCGTGTCCAACGCTTCGGGCGTGGTTGATGTGACTGACGGCACCACTCTGTCGGCTACCGACGGCGATTAAACCGCAGTCAACCGTAGTACCGGGGGCTGGACTCTGAAATACGGGCCAGCCCCTTCTCACATTAAGAGGTTGCGATGGCAGCAGGCGATACCGGCGTTTCGATCTGTGCAGATGCCCTGATCCTGTTGGGCGCAGAGCCCATTTCGTCTTTCAATGACGGCACCGACGAGTCCAATGCCTGCGACCGTCTGTACCCTGACACGCGGGATTCGACGCTCGTCATGTACCCGTGGTCATTCAACACCAAGAAGATCCAGCTTGCCCGCCTGCTGACTGCGCCGACATCGGTCTGGCGCTATGCGTACCAGCTGCCGGGTGATCGCCTCGCAGGCCCGCGTGCCGTCTATGACAGCGCCAGCCCCGGCGCTCCGGTGCAGAAAGACTGGGAGATCCAGGGCGACCAGCTGCTGACAAACCTTGAGGCTGTGTACATCGACTATCAGTACAGCGTCGGTGAGTTCGCCTGGCCACCCTATTTCGTCCAGCTGATGAAGTACATGATGGCCTGGCATCTGGCAGAGCCGATCACTGAGCAGCAGGACAAGTCGCTGCGCTGGGAGCGCAAGGCTGTGGGCGATCCCGCAGAGAACGGTCGCGGCGGGTACTTCCGCACCGCAACCCAGATCGACGCGCAGGGTCAGCCAACCCGCGCCATTGAGGACTTCACCTTAATCGCAGTGAGGAATTGATGCCGCGCTTTGTTGACTTCACAACGAACTTCAGCACCGGGGAGCTTGACCCGTTGCTGCGAGCTCGCGTGGATCTGCAGGCATACAGCAACGCGCTATCCAAGGCGACCAACGTGCTGATCCAGCCGCAGGGCGGTCTGCGCCGTCGGCCAGGTCTGAAGCACATCCTTGAACTGCCGAACACCAGCACCGCGTCTGCAGGCAACGGCGTGCGCCTGGTGCCGTTCCAGTTCTCAGTCGATGACTCGTACATGCTCTGCTTCACGCACAACCGCATGTACGTCATCAAGAACGGAGCGGTTGTCAGCAACATCAACAGCACCGGCAATAACTACCTGACAACGACCATCGGCAGCAGCATTGTCGATGACATGTGCTGGACGCAGAGCGC